CGATTCCCAGCGGCTCCACCGATCCCTACCGCTGCGACCATTGCGGTCGCCGCTTCGTCGTGCCGTCACTGGCGGCCGACTGTCTCGCACGACACACGCTCAACCTCGAGGAGTGACCTGCCTATGCCGCGCACCTTGCGGCGTTGCGGTCACTCGGGCTGCGTGCGCTTGACGCAGTACGACCGTTGCCCTGACCACGCGGGGGTATCCGATGCGATACGAGCTGGACGACACGCAGCCGTTGGACATGGGACCGCTGCTGCGTGACCCGCCGTGCCCCGAGTGCGGCATGGGCACGTCGCGCTACGGGCAGTGCCTCGACTGCGAGCAGTGCCACCACGAGGGCGACTGCGGGTGATCGTGCCCGGCGCCCCCACGGCCGTCATGCTGGCGTCGCTGCGACCCAAGCCGGTGGACTTCACCGCCGTCTGCCCCACCTGCTCGACCGACGCAACGTTCCGCTCGACGCCGTTCTCGCATACCCCGCTCACCGAGATGACGCCGGGCGTGCGGTCCCGCTGCTGCGTGCTGACGCACGTGCCATGCGGGCCATGCCCGTGCCACAACTGCCGAACGGAGGCCACATGAGCGCCATCGTCGGCATCGACACGTGGGCCGAGTGGGGCTGCCGGCCGGTCACGCTCGAGCGCAACCCGCGCCCCGTCGGCGTGGCCGTCCACTACCCCGGCCCCGGCTGGTACGCCTTCGACTCGCACGCGAAGTGCCGCGAGGTCGTGCGCGCATGGGACGCGCAGCACCGCGCCCGCGGCTCCCGCATGCTGGAGTACGGGGCGATCATCTGCCAGCACCGCATCGTGCTCGAAGGCCGCAACCGCGCATCCGACCCGATGACGCGCGTGGGCAGCAACGGCACCTACGCGAGCAACAGTTCGCACCTGAGCGTCCAGCTGATGCGCGGCACCAACGACAAGCCGCCGACCGACATGGAGCTCCGCGCGCTCGGTGAGTGGATCGCGCTACTGCGGAAGGCCGGCGCTGGCGGTCAGGTCCGCGGGCACCGCGACTTCTACGCGACCTCGTGCCCGGGCGACCCGCTGTACCGGGCGCTGCCCACCATCGACCGCTACGCCGACGAGGCAGGGAACGAGCCAATGGCCGAGTACGCCGACTACCACAGCGTCTACAACGTGAGCGTCCCGCGTGGCCGCGAGGTCACCCTGGCGACGGTGGACACTACGAAGCACGACGGGCAGGCGCTGCTGTTCAACGCTCAGTTCGCGTTCAAGACGGGCACCATCGCGCCGTCGCGTGCTCGGCTGCGCTTCGTGCGGGTGCCGAAGGGCGACGGGACCGGCGAGGCCGACCTCGAGCCGACCCGCAACGTGTGGCGCGGCGTCCACAACCACGTGTTCGTCGGCGGCGACAAGGTGGAGGTGCGGGTCACCTTCTCCGGGCGCGGCAACGTGACGCTCAACTACCTGCACTTCAAGGCTGCACGGTTCGGCTGACGGTGATGCCTGACTGGCTGGTCACCTTGTCCGACTACGCGGCGCTCATCCTGGTGCTCGGCGGCGTCGTCGCGCTCGTGGGCCGGTGGACGCGCAACGGCATCGTCGCCGCGATCCAGCCGCAGCTCACGCAGATCACCGAGCGGCTCGACAGCGCCGAGGCGCAGCTGAAGGCCAACGGTGGCCGCAGCCTGCGCGACGCCATCAACCGCATCGAGCAGGCGCAACGGCTCGACCGGATCAAGCTCAACCAGATCGCGCACGCCATCAACGACGCGGGGCTCAAGGCCCCCGTGCTGGTCGAGACGCAGGAGGACGAGTGAGCCACGTCAACAAGTTCCTGGCCGCGCTGCTGACGGCGCTCGGTGTGGCGCTGACCGCTGGGCTGCTGCCCGACGAGTACGCCCGCTGGGTGCCGGTCGTCGTGGCGTTCCTGGGTGCGCTCGGGGTGTACGCGGTGCCCAACAAGCCAGTCATGTGACTGGCAACCCCTGGGCCAACAACCCGGCCGCCATCACGCCGCGGGATCTGCTGCTGCTGGCCGTCGACCTGTTCGACAACCAGCCCCGACGGCGCCGAGGAGTACGTGCGGGAACCGATGCACCCCGATGACGCCTGGGCCGCAGCCACCGCGCTGCTCGCGCACGCCGGAGCGGTGAAGATCGCAGAGTGGCAGCGCAACCGTACGGCTACGGCGACCTGACCTACGCGGGCGCCGTCCGCATCGTCGCGCGTACCTGGGTCGTGTGGGCGCTGAGGTTCACGCTGCTGGTCGTCGACGGGACCATCAACGGGATCGAGGCGCGTGTCAGGGGGCGCTGATGCGACGTGCCCTGCTCGCCGTGACCGCACTCGCCTGGCTCATCCTGCCCGCGCTACCAAAGTCGCTGCTCAGCCTCGCCGCCGTCGTGTGGCTGTGCGCGTGGATGCGCGGCGAGTGGAGACGGACACACCCCGACCGGCGCGAAGTGGACGAGGCGCTGACCCTGCTCGAGATCGAAGCCAACGAGGAGCGGCGATAGTGCTCACCCCCCGCGAAGTCGCCGAGCAGTGGGAGCAAGCCGCCCACCGCCCCGACGCCGACGCCTGCATCCATCCGTCCGGCTGGGACCGCGGCGACTACGAGGCGTCCGGCCGGCAGGCAGCGAACAAGCTCATCGCCACCGCCGCCAAGCACCAGACCACCGCGCACAGCTGGCTCGACTACGGCTGCGGCAACGGGCGCGTCCTGGCGCCCCTCACCCGCCTCGTCCCCGAGGCCCACGGCTACGACACCAGCCCCACCTTCGTCGCCCAGGCGCGCGACCGAGGCTGCACCGCCACCACCCACGCCGCTAGCCTCACCCCGCCCTACGACGCGGTCTACGCCCTCGCCGTCCTCATCCACCACACCCACGACGGCGGCGCCGGCCTGCTCGCCACGCTCGTCGACCTCACCGCGCCGGGCGGCCTGGTCATCTTCGACCTCGGCGTCCACACCCAGCCGCGCATTGCGGCCAACTGGACCGACGTCACCATCTGGACGCCGCAGCAGCTGGACGACGTGCTCGCCACGCTGCCCGTCGAGGTGCTGGCCAGCGCCCGCCACGACGAGCCGTTCACCTACGGCGTGGAGCGCGACCAGACGCACGTCCTGCGCAGGCTGTAGTGCCCACCAGCAGCCTGGCCGGCGCCCCCAAGTCCGTCCACCTCGTGTGGCAGACCAAGCCGCAGCGCATCCTCGACGTCGGCTGCGGCGCCGGCACCTACGGCGTGCTCCTGCGCGGCTTCCTCGACGGCCCGCCCATCGTCGACGGCTGCGAAGCCTGGCCCGACTACGTCGTCCGCTACCGGCTGCGCGGCATCTACGACCATCTTCACCTGTGCTACGCCCACGAGCTCGGCGACGACGTGCTCGCCACCTACGACACCGTGTTCATGGGCGACGTCATCGAGCACATGCCCAAGGACGAGGCGCTCGCCCTGCTCGAGCGGATCCCCGGCTGGGTCGTCATCGCCACCCCCGAGCACCACTTCCACAACGGCGACGGTCTGCCCCCCACCGAGGCGCACGTCTCGCACTGGACCCGCGACGACTTCGACGGCACCGGCCGGCTCGACCACTACGAGGTGTGGATGGCCGGCCAGTACGTCCGCCTGCGGCCCCGCTAGCGCCATGCGCGTGCTGGGCGTCTTCCACGCCTACCCGCCGACGCACAACGCCGGCGCCGAGTGGATGGCCCACGCCATGCTCCGCCATCTCGTCGCCCACGGCCACCAGGTCCGCGTCGCTCTGTCGCGGCCGGGCCGCCCCGGGCCGCTCGACGGCGTCGAGGTGGTCAACCTGCCCGCCGGCGGGCTGTGCCGCTCCGACCTGTACGGCGTCGACGTGGTCGTCACCCACCTGGAGAACACCGCCGAGACGACGCGCCGCGCCCGCGAGGCCGGGGTGCCCGCGGTGCACCTCCTGCACAACACCTTCCCCGCGTCGAAGCAGTGGGCGCGGCTGCCGGGCTGCGCCCTGCTCGTCGCCAACAGCGAGTGGATGCGCGCCGACTTCGCCACCGTCCCCGGCCTGCCCCGCACCGTCGTCGTCCGCCCGCCCGTCGACTGGCGCGAGTACGCCACGACACCCGGCGACCTGGTGACGATCATCAACCTGTTCGCCAACAAGGGCGGCCACCACTTCTGGCGCCTCGCCGCCGCCATGCCCGACACCCGCTTCCTCGCCGTGCAGGGCGCCTACGGCCGCCAGGTCATCCCGCCCGTCGTGCCGCCCAACGTCACCCTGGCCGCGAACACGCCGCGGATCCGCGACGAGGTGTACGCCCGCACCCGCATCCTGCTCATGCCGTCCGAGTACGAGTCGTGGGGCCGCACCGGTGTCGAGGCGATGGCGTCCGGCATCCCGGTCATCGCCCACCCCACCCCGGGGCTGCGCGAGTCGCTCGGCGACGCCGGCATCTTCGTCGACCGCGACGACACCGCCGGCTGGGCCGACGCCATCGCCGAGCTGTCCGACCCCGACGTCTACGCCCAGGTGTCGCGCCGCGCCGCGGCCAGGGCCCGCGAGCTCGACCCGGCCGAGGACCTCGAGACGTGGCGCGCAGCCGTCGAGTCGCTCGCCGGCCGCTCCCGCTGCTCGCTGCGCCCGAAGGTGTCCGCGCCCCGCGGCGACGGCCTGGACGTCGTTTACCCGGTGAAGCGCACCCGCGACGGCAACGAGGAGCTGCGCTACTCGCTGCGCAGCCTGCACGCCCACGTCCCCCACGGGCGCGTGTGGGTGCTCGGCGACACGGTGCAGTGGCTGGCCAACGTGACGGTGCTGCCCCGCCCCCAGGAAGGCATCGACCAGTACGCGAAGGTCCGTGGCCACCTGGCGGAGATGGTGCGCCACCCCGACTGCCCGCCGCGGTTCGCACTGTGGAACGACGACTTCTTCCGCATGGCGCCCCTCGACGCCTACGAGACGGTGCACCGCGGGCCGCTGGCCACGATGGCCGCCGAGCTCGCGCCGCTGGGCAACCGCTTCGCCCGCAGCCTGACGCAGACGCTGCAGCTGCTCACCGCGCGCGGCATCACGCAGCCGCTGTCGTACGAGCACCACCAGCCGCTGGTCGTCGACCGCGACGTGCTGCGCCTGGTGCTGGACCGCTGGGCGGACCTGCAGCAGCCGTGGCAGTGGCGCAGCGTCCTGGCCAACGTGGCCGCCCTGGGCGGCGTGGAGGCCCTGGACGTGAAGGTGCACGACCCGGCCGCCTTGCCGGCCGGCGGGTGGGCGTCGACGTCGCCGGCGGCGTGGCAGGGCGCGACAGGACAGCAGATCCGGGCGCGGTTCACCGAGCCGTCCCCCTACGAGAAGCACTGAGGAGACGACGTGAGCTTCACGATTGCGGAGAGCCAGGCGACTCTCGATGCCCGCTTCCCGACCACGGGGGCGACGGACCACATCGCCTACAGCGCGAACGGGTCGTCCGAGACGGGCAGCCTGGCGCGCACGGCGGTCGGCGCGACGGGCTGGGCTGCGGCAACGGCCGCAAACCCGTCGGTGAAGTCGAACGCGAACGTCCTGACGAGCGCGGCGGCGTCCGGCTCGGTCACGGTGTCGCACTTCGCCATCTACACAGCGTCGTCGGGCGGCACGCAGCGGACGGAGTGGCAGGCGTTGACGACGCCTCGCGCGCTGCTGTCGGGCGACAAGCTCGAGTGGGCCGTCGGCGAGCTCGACATCACCCTGACCTGACTCGATGCTGCTGAATCCGGCGCGTCCCGGCTACACGTCGTCGCAGACCCTTCCGACGACGACTTCGGCAGCGGGCACGTCGATCGCGGCGAACGCTTCGATCCACACGAAGGGCACGACGCCAACGCAGTTGATCGCGTCCACGTCGGCGGACTCGTACGGCATCTTCGTGCACGTCGAGAACACTGCGTCGTCGAACGTGGCGACGAACGTGCTGCTCGACATCATGCGTGGCGCTGCGGCGTCCGAGGTCGTGCTGATCCCCGACCTGCACGCGGGCTGGACTTTGCCGCAAGCCTCGTCTGCGGCAGTCAAGTCGTACTTCTTCCCGCTGTTCATCCCGTCTGGGACGCGGCTGTCGGCACGTTCGCAGGCGCTCATCACGGCGGACACGGTGCTGGTGTCGGTGCATCTGTTGCAGCGGCCGACGCAACTCGGGTTCGTCGGCTCGCGGGTGACGGCGTACGGGGTGGACGCGGCCAACTCGCGGGGCACCACGAACACGTCGGGCAACAACGCCTACGGGACGGCGGTTGCGGTCAGCGGCTCGACCACGAACCCGATCAAGTACATGCAACTCGGCCTCGGCCCTGGCACGCGCACGACGGTCACCGACCAGCGGGTGCGGGCGCAGATCACGCTGGGCGCGTCCAGTGTGCTCGTGACGGACTTGCAGGGCTTCACCGACACGGGCACCGAGTCGATCCACGCCAACGAGGCCAACCAGGCGCTCGCCGGGATGCTGTGGAACCTGCCGGCCGGGCTCGACCTGCGCGTGGCGACCATGCACAACACGACCGGCGCGTCCTTCGACGCAATCGTCTACGGGGTGGACTGACATGGCGATCAGTGAGGCGTTCCAGTCGTCGGCCACGATCGGCGTCACCGAGTACTTCCTTGCCGCCGCATCCACCACGCAGGGCTCGGGGCAGGCCGACGACGGCGTGTACCAGCTCGCGCTCGAGCTCCACAACCTCGTCGCGGGTGACATCTTCCGCGTGCGCGCGTGGGATGCGATCTCGTCTGGCGGCACCGCGCGCGTCATCTTCGAGGAGAACGTGCCCGGCCCCGTCGGCACCCCGCTGACGGTGTTCCCGTCGCTGATCCTGCTGCACAAGTGGGACTACTCACTGACGCGCATCGCCGGGTCTGACCGTTCGATCGCTTGGAGCATTCGGAAGGTCGCGTAGCCCATGAGCCTCTGGTGGTACCAGCCGCTAGAGGCGGCGACGCAGCAGCTCGAAGCCGCGGGCACCACCTACGCCGCGTCGGGCACCATCGCAGCCGAGTCGACCGTCGCGGGCGCCGCCACCTACGTGCAGCCCGCATCGGGCAGCGTCACGGGCACGTCCACGACGGCAGGCGCGGTCGCGGCGCGCTTCACAGCCAGTGGCACGGACTCGTCTGTGTCCACCACGGCCGGGGCGGTCACGTCCATCCTGCTGGCCGCTGGCACGGACGCCTCGACCTCGACCACGGCGGGCGCGGTCACCTCGTACCTGCTGGCATCCGGCGCCAGCGCCGCCACGACCAGCACCGCCGGCGCGGTCACCTCAGTGCTCGCCGCGGCCGGCACCGTCGAAGCAACCACGACCGTCACCGGCAACGCCGACCGCCAGGGCGTCACCTACGCCGCCAGCGGCACCGTCACGGCAACGTCGAGCGCGTCTGGTGCGGTCACAAGCACCCTGCGGGCAGCAGGGGCCAGCGAGGCGCTCGCAGCCGCCAGCGGCACCACCACGGCCATCCTGCTCGCCGCCGGGACCGTCGAGGCGACCGCCGCCACGGCCGGCACCGCAGCCACCATCCAGCCCGTCACCGGCACCGTCGAGGCGCTCGTCACCGTCATTGGCGACGCCACCATCGCCCCCAACGTCACCACCTACGCCGCGTCGGGCACCATCGCCCTCGCCACCAGCGCTGCCGGCACCGTCACCTCCCGCCTCGCCGCCGCCGGGGCCGTCGCCGCCGACGCCAACACCGCCGGAACCGTCACCGCCAGGCGCCCCGCCGCTGGCACCGTCACCGTCACCGCGCAGATGCTCGGCGCCGTCACCGCGCTGCTGCGGGCCGCCGGGACCATCCCCGTCGAGGTGCTCGTCACCGGCGACCCAGTCGGCGGCAGCACGCGCGACATCCTCGTCCAGGCGCGGCTGCTCGACACGCTCCGCTCCGTCGCCCTGCACGACGACGTCGCCCGCTCCGCCCGCACCGCCGAACCAGCCCGGGCCGCCCAGGTCCGCGACCGCACCGACACCGCCCGCACCGAGGAGGCTCAGTGGCTCGCATCGACCGCGACAGCCTTGAGTACCTGAGCGTCCGCATCGCATCCGACACCGACCTCAGCGGCGCCACCGTCGAGATCGCCATCGTCGACCAGGGCGTGCGCCCCGAGACCGGCGACTTCACCGCCGTCGACGAGTGGGACGGCGCCGACGCCAAGATCCTCGTCGGCCCGCCCAGCAACACCCTCGCCCCCGGCACCTACGACGTGTGGGTGCGGATCACCGACGCACCCGAGGCGCCCGTCCTTCGCGCCTCCCGCAGCCTCACCATCACCTGACACACGCCGCCAGGCGCGGCGTCACGGAGGACGGCAGGACCGTCCCCGAAGGGAGCACCCGATGCCGTTCACCAGCCAGCAGGACGAGCAGCTGCGCGCCCTGCACGCCGAAGGTGTCGGCTGCAACGAGATCGCCCGCCGCATGAACGTCACCAACAAGGACGTGTCGCTGCGAGCCAAGGCCCTCGGCCTGCCCTTCGACCGGCGCCAGACCGCCGTCGCCACCAAGGCCCGCACCGAAGAGGCCCGCGCCCGTCGCGTCGACATCATCCACCGCCTCTACGACCGCGCCGAGGCGCTCCTCGCCCGCCTCGAGGCCGACAGCTTCACCACCCTCGTGCCCTGTGGGCCCGGCGAGCAGGAACCACGGGACCTCCACTTCGTCCCGCCCAGCGACGAGCGCTACCTCGCCTCCGCCATGACCGCCCACCTCGCCTCGGCGCTGAAGCTCGAGCAGCACGACGCCGACCGGGCCCGCGACACCGAGCTCGCCGCGCAGGCCATCGGGCTCGGCAAGGCCATCGCCAACGCCGTCGCCCAGGCAGCCGATGACACTGGAGGCTGACCTCGGCCTCTCCCCCAAGCAGGCCCGCAGCGTCGTCCACGCCGACGCCAAGGTCAACATCTGGGAAGGCGCAGTCCGCTCCGGCAAGACCGTGTCGTCGCTGCTGCGCTGGCTCACCTACGTCGCACAGGCCCCCTTCGGCGGCGAGCTCGTCGTCGTCGGCCGCACCCGCGACTCGATCTACCGCAACGTCTTCAGCCCCCTCATGGACCCCGGCCTGTTCGGGCCGCTCGCCGCCGCCACCACCTACACCCGCGGCGCACCCACCGCGGTCATGTTCGGCCGCACCGTCCACGTCCTCGGCGCATCCGACGCCAAGGCCGAGAAGATCCTCCGAGGCTTGACCTGCGCCGGCGCCTACGTCGACGAGGCCACCGTCATCCCCGAGGAATTCTTCACCCAGCTGTTCGCCCGGCTGTCCGTCACCGGCGCGCAGATGTTCGCCACCACCAACCCGGACAACCCCGCGCACTGGCTGAAGACGAAGTGGATCGACCGGGCCGCCGAGCTCGGCTACCGCATCTTCCGCTTCGTCCTCGACGACAACCCGTTCCTCGACGCCGACTACGTCGAGGGGCTGAAGCGGCAGTACACCGGCCTGTGGCGCCGCCGCTTCATCCTTGGCGAGTGGGTCGCCGCCGACGGCGCCGTCTACGACAGCTTCGACCCGGCCCGCCACGTCGTCCACGACCTGCCCGACGACCTGCGCTGGCTCGCCCTCGGCGTGGACTACGGCACCACGAACGCCTCCGCCGCGCTCATGCTCGGCCTGTCACCCAGCCAGCGCCGCCTCTACCTGACCGACGAGTGGCGCATCCAGCCCACCGACTCCACGACCAGGCTCACCGACGCCGAGCAGTCGCAGGCGCTGCGCGCATGGCTGCCCGTCAAGCCCGAATGGGTCGTCGTCGACCCGGCCGCCGCCTCGTTCAAGGTGCAGCTGTGGCGCGACGGGCTCACCTGCACCGACGCCGACAACGACGTCGTGTACGGCATCCGCACCGTGTCGTCCCTGCTGGCCACCGACGCCCTGGCCATCCACGACTCCTGCACCTGGCTGCTCGGCGAGATCCCCGGCTACTCGTGGGACCCGAAGGCCACCGAGAAGGGCGAGGACAAGCCCGTGAAGGTCGCCGACCACTCCCTCGACGCCGCCCGCTACGCGATCGCATCGACCCAGGCCCTGTGGGCCAACATGATCCCGCTGGAAGGGGAAGCCCGTGCCGCTGCCTGACGCCAGCATCGCGTGGCCCCCCAAGCCGTTCGACACCGCCTACGCCGCGATGGCCACCTGGGACGCCTGGTACGTCGGGAAGCCCGAGACCCTCCACGACGTGTACCGGCGCCGCCTCACGGCCCGCCCCGCGCAGTTCTCCGGCGGCGTCGTCGGCGCCGTGGCCCGCTGGTTCTGGGGCCGCCCCACCCCCGCCGGGCAGTCCCGCACCCGCCTGCACGTGCCGCTGCCCGCCGACATCGCCACGACCTCGGCCGACCTGCTGTTCTCCGAGGTGCCCAGCATGCTCGTCGACGGCGGCACCCAGGCCGCGCAGGAGCGTCTCGACGTCATCCTCGACGACGGCGTCCACACCGAGCTGCTCGAGGCCGCCGAGGTGGCCGCCGCGCTCGGCGGCGCCTACCTGCGGGTGCAGTGGGACGCCGAAATCGCCGACCACGCCTTCCTCGACGCCGTGTCCGCCGACGCCGCCATCCCCGAGTTCCGCTGGGGCCGCCTCGCCGCCGTCACCTTCTGGCACGAGGTGGACCGCGAGCCCGGCATGGTGCTGCGCCACCTCGAACGCCACGAGCGCGGCGCCATCTACCACGCGCTCTACCAGGGCTCCGACAGCGAGCTCGGGCGGCCCGTGCCGCTCGCCGAGCACCCCTCGACGGCCGACCTGCAGGTCAACGCCGAGGGCTACCTCGAGACCGGCTCGCAGCGCCTCACCGCGGTGCACATCCCGAACATGCGGCCCAACCGCACCTGGCGGTCCATGCCCGACCTGGCCGCGCTCGGCCGCTCCGACTTCGACGGCATCGAGCCGATCTTCGACGCCCTCGACGAGACATACTCGTCGTGGATGCGGGACGTGCGGCTCGGCAGGGCCCGCATCCTCGTTCCCGAGGCGTACCTGGAGAACAACGGGCCCGGCCGCGGCGCCACCTTCGACGAGGACCGCGAGGTCTTCGCGTCCCTCAACATGCTGCCCAAGCCGGGCGGCGCCGTCGAGATCACGCCCAACCAGTTCGCCATCCGCTGGGCCGAGCACCAGGCCACCGCGCAGGCCCTCGTCGAGCAGGCCGTGCGCGCCGCCGGCTACTCCGCCTCCACCTTCGGCGAGACCGACGGCGACAACGTCATCACCGCCACCGAGGTCCACGCCCGCCAGCAGCGCTCCCTCGTCACCCGCGAGAAGAAGACCCGCTACTGGACCGCCGCGCTGCGCCAGATCCTGCCCGCGCTGCTCGACGTCGACCAGGCCGTCTTCGCCAGCGGCGCCGGCGGCCAGGACGTCGCCGTGGAGTTCCCTGCCGCGGTGCAGCCCGACCAGCAGCAGCTGGCCGCCACCGCCGAGCTGCTGTCCCGGGCGCAGGCCGCCTCCGCCGAGACGCTCGTGGCGATGGTGCACCCCGACTGGGACGAGCAGGCCGTCGCCGAGGAGGCCGCCCGCATCGCCTCCGAACGCTCGTTCGCCATGCCGGACCCGCTCGCCCTCGTCCCCGACGAGGCGCAGGCATAGTCTGACCTGGGATGCCGTCCTCCCCTGACGTGTCGCCCCGCGTCTACGCGGAGGTGCTGCGGATCTACGCCGACGCCGAGATGGCGATGCTGCGGCTCCTCGCCCGCTACCTGGGCGCCGGGCTCGACTCGCCCGACTGGGCCGTCCGCAAGCTCGCCGAGCTGCAGACCCTGCGGCGCCTCGCCGAACGGGACCTGGCCGGCCTGGACACGCAGACCGCCGCGGCCATCCGCGACGCGGTGCAGCGCGCCTACGCCACCGGATCGGCGCAGGCCGTCGCCGACCTGCAGGCCCTCGCTGTCGAGCAGGTGCTGCCACCGGCCCGCGCCATGGCCGTCGACCGGCTCGCCGCCGAGGCCGTCGGCGCAGTCGCCGCAACCCGGGTGGGCATCCTGCGCGGCACCCTGGACGCCTACCGGCAGGCCGTCGCCACCAACATCGGCGGCGTCCTCACTGGCGCCGACACCCGCCGTCGCAACGCCCAGCGGGTCCTCGACACCCTCGCCGACCGCGGCGTGACCGGCTTCACCGACCGGGCCGGGCGACGCTGGCGCCTCGAGTCCTACGTCGAGATGGCCACCCGCACCGTTGCCGGCCGGGCCCAGGTGCAAGGCCACCTCGACTACCTGGCCGCATCGGGCGTCGACCTGGTCATCGTGTCCGACGCGCCACGCGAATGCCCCCTGTGCCGCCCCTGGGAGGGGAAGGTGCTGTCGCAGTCCGGCGGCGTGGCCGGCACCATCCAGGCCCAGTCGGCATTGACCGGGCAGACCACCACCGTCGCCGTGGCCGGGACCGTCTCGCAGGCGCAGGCCGCGGGGCTGTTCCACCCCAACTGCCGGCACTCCTTGTCCGCCTACCTGCCGGGCGCCACCCGCCTCACCGCTGCCAGGGGCGAGCCGGCCGGGTACGAGGCGCAGCAGAAGCAGCGCTACCTCGAGCGGGGCATCCGACGCTGGAAGCGCCGCGAGGCCGTCGCGCTCGACCCGCAGACCCGCGCCGCCGCGGCCACCCGGGTACGGACCTGGCAGGGCGCCATGCGCCAGCACCTCGACACCAACCCCGCCCTCAAGCGGCAGTCGGCGCGCGAACGCATCGGCGTCGCCATCTGAGCCACCGCCATCCCGGCGGTTCGCAACCATCGCCCGGCAGGCCCGGGCTCCACCCCGAGAAGCCCAGGAGGCTCCCTCATGTCCGAGACGGCAACCGCTGAGGTCACCACCCCCAGCACCATCGAGACGGCCGTCAGCGCCGCCCAGACGCCCGCTTTCCTCGCCCCTGATGCTCCCACCTCGGACGGCGACGAGCAGGCCACACAGGAGACCGAAGACGGCCGCATCAAGCGGGCCAACGCGCAAGCGCAGCGCTACCGCATGGAGCTACGCGAAGCGCAGCAGACGCAGGAAAAGGCGCTCGGTGAGCTCGAGGCGTTCAAGAACTCGATCGCCAAAGCCCTCGGACTCAAGCCGGACGACGAGCAGCCCGACCCGGCCGCGCTCGCCCAGCAGATCGCCGAGCGTGACGCCCGCATCGCCGACCTCACCCGCAGGTCCGCACTCACCGACGCCCTGCACGCCGTGCAGGCCAAGCCCATCGCACGCGCCGCCATCCTCGGCGACGGCGTGCTCGACACCCTCGACCTCACCGCCGACGACTACCCCGCCCAGGTGGCGGCCGCCGTCGCCAAGTACGTCGAGGAGAACGACCTCAAGGTCGGCCAGGTGCCGGCCAAGAGCGGAACGCAGCACCCCGGCGGGACCGGGGGACGCACCAACACCACCCCCAACCTCGACGACGCGGTCGCCCGAGCCTTCGGCTCCTAGTCGTCCCCACCCTCCCGAGAGGACCCCGCCACCATGGCCATCACCCTGACGAGCGCGATGCGAGGCGCTCTCAACGACATCGACCTCGCGGTCATCGACGAGGCGCGGAAGAGCTCCTACCTGCTCAACGCGCTCACCTTCGACGACTGCGTCAACCCCGCCGGCGGCGGATCCACGCTGGTCTACGGCTACGTCCGTGAGACGACCGAGCGCGGCGCCGCGTCCCGCCAGCAGAACACCGAGTACGTCGCCGCCGAGGCGGTCCGCCAGCAGTACACCGTCAACCTGGTGCCCTTCGGTGGGTCGTTCCAGGTGGACCGCGTGCTCGCCAACGTCGGCCCCGCCGCCGCCACCGAGGTCGCGTGGCAGATCCGCTCCCTCAACAAGAGCGTCATCGCCGACTTCCACGACGAGTTCATCAACGGCACCGCCGCCGCGTTCGACCAGGCCAGCCCCGGCTTCGCCGGCCTGGCCGCCATCGTCAACGGCTCCGTCACCGACGTGACCGCCACGACCGACTGGTCGGCCGTGGCGACGCTCGCCGGTGCGCACGACGCCCTCGACGAGCTCGACGAGTGGGTCGACGAGTTCGACGGCGTGCCCGACGCCCTGTTCGGCAACACCAAGGGCATCGCCCGCCTGCGCTCCATCGCCCGCCGCGCCGACTACTACGAGAAGACGCGCGACGAGTTCGGCCTCGAGGTCGAGTCGTACCGGGGCATCCCGTTCGTGAACCTGCGGGAGAAGCCCGGCTCGAGCTCGGACATCATCGGCACCACGGACGGCGCGTCCGCCATCTACGGCGTGCGCTTCGGCATGGACGGTGTCCACGCCGTCTCCGCCGCGGGTGTGCCGCTGCTGCAGACCTGGCTGCCCGACTTCACGACCGCCGGCGCGGTCAAGAAGGGCGAGGTCGAGATGGCGCCGTGCGCCGTCGTCGTGAAGCGCGTCCGCTCCGCCGGCCGCTTCAACGTCACCGTCAGCTCCTCGTCGAGCTGACCTGACAGACCCGTGGGGGCGGGGGCTGGCCTGGCCACCCCGCCCCCACGGGCACCCAGCAAGGGAGACGGCATGCGTCTGCACTACCGCAGCAAGGCCAACCCCGCCGAGGTCGTCGCCTGCGAGGAAGGCACCCGGCTGCACCACCGCCTCGCCGCCAACACCCGGCTGTGGGAGCGCGTCGACGGCAAGCGCGACACCATCCTCGACGAGGCCCCCCCCCCCCCCCCGCCGGCGCGCTCCGCCCGCAAGGCCGACTGGGTCGCGCACGCCGTCACCTGCGGCGCCGACCCGGGCACCGCGGCCCGCGTCACCAAGCAGACCCTCGTCACCCTCTACGGCTAGGAGGCGCCCAGTGCGCGTGTACGCCACCGAGGCCGACTACGAGGTGTGGGTCGGCGCCGACGAGTCCGGCGCCACCGTCACCGTGCCAGCCGACATCGACCGGCAGCTCGCCCGCGCCAGCCTCGACGTCGAGCAGGCCACCCTCACCGCTGTCTACCAGGTAGACAGCGACGGCTTCCCGACCGTGGCGGCCGTCGAGGACGCCCTGCGCGACGCCACCTGCGCCCAGGTCGAGTGGTGGCAGTCCACCGGCGACGAGCTCGGCACCGGCGGCGGCTACGACGACGTGCAGATCGGCTCGGTGCGCCTCGCCCGCCGGCAGCCCGCCACCCTCGCCAACGGCCCCACCCCGGGCGCGCTGGCCCCCCGCGCCGTCACCATCCTCACCTTGGCCGGGCTCATCGGGCAGGGCGTGCAGACCCCCGCCGCCGTCCTCGACTACTACGAGCGGCCCTACGGCTGATGGCCTCGGTCCCCGACTACCTACTGCGCCACCGCGTCACCATCGCGGCCTACCTCGGCGAAGGCGCCTACGGCCCCGAGTACGACACGCCCGTCACCGGCGTGCTCGCCTTCGTCGCCGACAAGCGCCGCCTCGTCCGCGACCGCAACGGCGACGAGGTCGTCTCCGAGACCACCGTCATCCTCAAGCCCGGCACCGTCTGCCCGCCCGAGTCGACCGTCACCGTCTGGCCGGGAACCAGCCGGGAGCGCACCTCCCGCGTCATCACCGCCTCCGACCACGACGGCGGTGGTCTCCCCACCCCTGACCACGTCGAGCTGGCGCTCCTCTGATGTTCGCCGAGCCCGAGGGCCTGCTGCGCCGGGCGTCGATGACCACCCACCCCAACGACCTGCGCCGCATCCTGCAGGAAGCCTGCGACCAGATCGCCAGCCTGCGCCGCGTCAACACCTACCAGGCCGAGCAGTGGGCCCAGTCGCACGCCGAGACCCTCGAGCTGCGCCGCCGCATCGGCGAGTTCGGCCCGTGACGCTCCGCTTCGACGTCAACCTGCGCCTCGACGTCGCCGGCGAGCAGGTCCGTGCCGCCGCCGAGAAGGGCGTGGCGCTGGCCGCCGAGCACCTCCTCACCGAGTCGCGCCGCCTCGTCCCCATCGAGGAAGGCACCCTGGAGCGCTCCGGCGCAGCCACCGCCGAAGGGCTCGTCGCCGCCGTGTCCTACGACACCCCCTACGCGGTGCGGCAGCACGAGGAGCTCGGCTACCGCCACGACGAGGGCCGCCAGGCCAAGTACCTCGAGGAGCCCATGGCCGCCGAGGCCGACACGGTCGCCGGCATCGTCGCCGAGCAGATCAGGAGGGTGACGTGACGCTGCTCACCGGCTTGGCCGAGTACCTCGACGACAACGCCATCGGCACCTGGCGCGCCACCGGCGCGTACACCGCCAGCGAGGTCGGCATCGTCATCGAGACCAACCCGCAGGCGCCGCCGCAGGTCATCAGCGTGTGGCAGTACGGCGCCGGCGAGGCGTCGGCCGTCGCAGACATGGACGAGGTGCGCGTGCAGCTGCGCTTCCGCGGCACCGCCAACCCGGGCGTGTCCCGCGGCCGCGCCCAGTCCGCCTACGACCTGCTGCACGGCGCGTCGTTCCTCACCCTGCCCGACGGCACCGTCTGCGAGTCGATCCTCGGCGTGCAAGGCGGGCCCGTCTCCATCGGTCAGGACGGCAACGGCCGTCACGAGCACGTCGTCAACCTGCGCGTGCAGGTCACCAACCCCGCCTCCGCACACCGCGCGTAGGCGTAGCACCCCCCACCCCTCAACAGGAGGAAGCACCATGGCCCTGGTCCGCCTCAACGCGCGGTCGTACGTCCTCGAGGTCGAGAGCAACACCCCCGGCTCCTGGCTCGACGTGCCCAACATGCGCACCTTCAACGTCAACCCCGACGCCAACGCCGTCACCGCCGAGATCACCGACTTCGACAACGCCGGCTACTACGACGAGGAGGTCATGCAGCGCGGCGCCGAGCTGCAGGTCGAGTCGTTCGACATCGTCGACGACGCCACCGGCGAGGCCGCCGGCGCGTTCGCCCGCCTCCTCACCCTCGCCAACGCCACCGGGCCCGCATCCGGCGGCACGATCCGCTTCCGCAACACCTACAGCGACGAGTGGATCGTCTGGGACGTCACCGTGCGCAACACCGCGCAGGGCGGCGGCACGAACGACAAGTCGGCGCTCAACTTCACCTTCACCCGCAAGGGCGCCCCGACCACCGAGGCAGTCGCCTCGTCCTGACCGGAGGAAGCATGGACGGCACCACGAAGGCTCCCGGTGGGGGCGGCACGGCTGCCGTCCCCGACGCCGCCCCCACCGGGGCACTGGACATCCGCGACGAGGATCCCGTCGAGGACAGCACCGAGGACTTCGACGCCTGGCTGCGCTCCTACTGGCCGCGACCCAAGGTGCGCCTGTTCGGCCAGACCGTGCAGGCGCCGCCCGTCGTGTCCGTCCGCGCGGCGGCCACCTGGGCAGACATCGTCGCCCGGCGCCGCGAGGAGCTCATCACCGTCGACACGCTGCGCGGCTTCGTCGACGACCTGTACGCCGACGACACCCTCGCGCAGCGGCTCTACCAGGGCGGCGCCGACAACGACGCCTTCCTGGCGCTCATCATCTGGGGCATGCGCAACGGCCGCGGGGAGAACGTCCCCATGGCCGACGTCTACCGCGCCATCGCCGACCCCAGTGGGGCAGGTGGTGCGGCGGGGGAAGCCGAGACCCGTGGCGGCACGTCCGACGCCATTGGGTAGCGATCCAGGCCGACTTCTGGCGTGAGTACGGCATCACCCCCTCACGCCTCGGGGAGCTGCCGGTGGACGACTTCTGGACGGGGCTCGCCGGGCTGTCCGGCGACAGCCTCTACCGGGCGGTGCGCCGCCACGAGCCCACCCCCATCGAGGACCTGGTCGGCGACGACCAGCAGGCGCAGTGGGAATGGCTGAAGACCATCTGACGAGGAGGCCCGTGTGGCGCTGACCGTGGGCGAGCTCGTCGGCTACCTCCGCCTCGACGACTCCCAGTGGAACCGCACCCTCGACAGGGCCGAGCGGACTGCGCGCACGTCCACCTCGTCCACCGCGGCGATGGCCACCACCGCTGGGCGCAGCGTGGACACGCTCGGTGGGAAGGCCGCGGCCGCGAGCGCCAGCCTCGGCACGCTCGGCGGCCGCGTCGCCGTCACGTCGAAGGGCCTGCGCACCGCTGGCGGCGACTTCTCCGCCCTCGGCCAGTCGATCGCCACGGCCGCGACGTCCGCCGACCGTGGCGTCGCCACCTTCACCGGATCCCTCGGGCGCCTCGGCGACAAGGCGGCCGGCGCGTCGTCCCGGCTGGGCACCTTCAAGGACAACCTCGGGCAGATCGGCCAGCAGTCGGGGCTGCTGCCCGGCTTCATGACGCCCGCCATGGGCGCCGTCGTCGGCGTGGGCGTCGCCGCCGTCGCCGCCAGCAAGGCCGCCATCTCCTGGGAGTCGGCGTGGGCCGGCGTCACGAAGACCGTTGACGGTTCCCCCGAGCAGATGGCCGCCCTCGAAGGCGAGCTGCGCAACCTGGCCAAGGTCCTGCCGTCCACGCACGAGGAGATCGCCGCCGTCGCCGAGGCGGGCGGGCAGCTGGGCATCCAGCGCGACAACATCACCGCCTTCACCAAGACGATGGTCGACCTCGGCGAGACGACGAACCTGTCCGCCGACGAGGCCGCCACCGCTCTGGCCCGCTTCATGAACATCATGGGCACCTCGCAGGCGGACGTGGAGCGGCTCGGTTCCTCCATCGTCGCGCTCGGCAACTCCGGCGCGAGCACCGAGCGCGAGATCGCCGACATGGCGGTGCGCATCGCCTCCGCCGGCGCCATGCTCGGATTCACCGAGGGCGACGTGCTCGGCCTGGCGAACGCCCTGTCGTCGGTCGGCATCGAGGCCGAGGCCGGCGGCACCGCCATCTCCAAGGTCATGATCGACATCTCCAAGGCCGTCGACCTGGGCAACAACAAGCTCGAGACGTTCGCGTCGGTCGCCGGCATGTCCGTCGGCGAGTTCGCCACCGCGTTCCGCGAGGACGCCGGCAGCGCCATCACCGCCTTCATCGGCGGGCTGGGCCGCATCCAGGCGTCTGGCGAGTCCATCACGCCCATCCTCGAGGACCTCGGCTTCGTCGACGTGCGCGTCGGCAACGCGCTGCGCTCGGCGGCCGCCGCCTCCGACATGTTCACCGAGTCGATGGACATGGGCAACGAAGCTTTCGAGGAGAACACCGCCCTCGTCGAGGAGGCCAACAAGCGCTACGAGACGATGGCGTCCCGGCTCGAGGTCGCCAAGAACAAGATGCGCGACGCCGCCATCGAAGGCGGCACCCCGCTCGCCGAAGGCTTCGTGGCCATCGCGGAAGGGGCCGCCGCCGCCATCACCGGCATCGACGGCGTCGCTGGCGCGCTCGACGGAATCGGCTCCTCCGACCCCGACATGCCGGCCGGCATGTCCGCCGTCGACATCGTCCGCACCCTCGGCGAGATGCCCGGCGCGGTCTTCAACTTCCCCGGCGAAGGCACCAACAACCCCGGCGAGGCATGGGGCGAGGCGTGGAAGCGGGCAAGCGGCTTCTACGACGAGGCAGCCGCTGCCGCCGACAAGGCGGCGACGTCGGGCGCGTCCATCGGCCACCTCGCAGACCTCACCGGCGACGTCGGCGGCAACTTCGACGACGCCTCCGTCGCGGCAGGGGACTTCTCCGGCGCCATCGGCGAGACCGAGCAGTCCGCCGAGCAGGCCGCCGACGAGCTCAAGGCCATGCAGGAGATCATCGAGGAGCTTGGCACCCGCTACAGCGACATCGAGGGCGCCCAGGACGCTGTCAGCCAGTCGCGCCTCGACGCGCTGCAGCCTCTTCGGGACCTCAAGGATGCGCAGGTCGACCTCGTCGAGGCGCAGCAGGATCTCGCCGACGCCGACAGTGACGCCGCCCGGGAGTCGGCCGCGGAGCGTGTCGCCCGCGCCGAGCAGGCCGTCGCCGCCGCCGAGGCCGCCATCACCCTCAAGGGCAACAGCGAGGCGGCCCTGGACAACCGGGACGCCATGCGGGAGATGGCCGACGACATCAAGAAGTCGGCCGCCGAGCTGCTCGCCCTCGACGGCACCGGCTTCAAGTCGCGCGCCGAGATGGAGCGCGGCCGGCAGAAGTTCATCGAGGTCGCCACGCAGCTCGGCTACACCAGGGAGGAAGCCCGCAAGTACGCGCGCCAGCTGGGCCTCATCCCCGGCAAGGTGCCGACCCAGGTCTACATCAACGGCTACGACGCCGCCTTCGAGCAGGCCCGGACGCTGCGGGACGAGCTCAACCAGATCCCCCGCACCATCCCCGTCGAGGTCATCGTCACCGAGACCCGCCGCGACGAGGCGATGGCCGACCGGCAGGGCAACTACGAGCAGTGGGCCCAGGACAGCGGCCCCCGGCGGCGGCGCGCCGTCGGCGGGCCCGTCACGGCCGGCCAGCCCTACCTGGTCGGCGAGGAGGGGCCCGAGATGTTCGTGCCCGGAGCGCACGGCAGCATCGTGCCCAACCACTCGCTGTCCACCGCCGACAACCGGCGCATCGTCAACGCGCAGACCGTCGTCATCCAGACCCCCGACCCGCACCGGGCGTGGGACAGCCTCAACAGCCTGGCGGTGATGCAGTGAGCATCCTCGCCGCGCGCGCCCTCGACGAGTCGAGCGCCGAGATCCTGGCCATCACCGCCGCCAACGGCTACCGGGTGCGCCGCGTCACCCGCGCCGGCCGCACCTTCCGTCACCGCACCGTCGACTTCGAGGACGTGCCCGGCGAGACCCTGATCCAGGCCGTCCCCGCGGCGCAGGACATCGTCCTGCTGGTCGACTGCCGCGGCTTCGACGCTGCCGGCGCTGCAGACCTCGAGCAGGTCCTCGTCGACGAGCTGGGCAACCCGGCGCTGCGCACCTGGTACCTCGAGCTCACATTCGACGGCGGCCGCGTGGAGACATGGCGGGCGCTGCGGCCCGCCGACGTCACTCCCGACGAGACGACGCCGCTGGAGCTCAACGCCGCCAAGGTGCCGGTGCGGGTCACCTGCCGCGTCGCGCCGCACCCGACCGTCTCCGAGGGGTCGTCCTGATGCCCGTTCCTGTCTCGTGGCGCAACCTGATCGTGAACGCTCAGGCCGGCGCGTCGAAGTCGAGCCTGTTCCCGAACAACCTCTACATCCGCCTGCTCGACGGCAACCCCGACGACCCAGACGACCCTGGCGTGGAGTGCTCGGGCGGCGGGTATGCGCGCATCGGCCCCATCGACATGACCTCGGGCGCCCAGAAGGCCAACGCGAGCCAGGTCGACGGCACCACGTCGTCGGGCTCGTACGACCGGGTGGCGACGTGGGCTCAGGCCGTCGACACCGCATCGGGCACGCCGACGGTCTACGGCCCGTCGTGGCAACTGCCTGAGGAGATCGACGTGGACGTGGCGGGCGTCAAGCCCATCATCGCTGCCGGGGGTTTCGTGATCTCCGAGCTTGACCTGGATTCCGACGCTCTGGACGAGGAGTAGACCCGTGGCAACCATCTCCACCGCCGCCCGCAATGCCGCCTGCAACGCCGTCGTCGACCTGATCGACGCCGGTTCGGCCGCGGGCTACCTCCAGATCAGGACCGGCTCGAGTCCTGGCATCGGGTCGGCCGCCACGGGCACGCTGCTCGCTACCCTGACCTTCTCGGACCCGGCGTTCGGCAACGCGGCGACGGGCGTGGCGACCGCTTCCGCGATCACGTCGGACACCTCCGCCGACGCC